AAACTACGATATCGAACTGGACGATCAACGCGAGTATTCTACTACATTCAACTTTGACCAAGTGACCGAGACCACATATCAGGATCGTGCATGGCCCACAGGACATCCCGCATCGGGGCAACCCATCTTGTTGCGTGACTATCAAGTGGAGATTGTGAACAACTTCTTGGCCAATCCACAATGCCTGCAGGAAGTGGCCACGGGTGCGGGCAAGACCATCATGACAGCAGCACTGAGCGATGCTGTTAGTGCATATGGTCGCAGTATTGTTATCGTGCCCAACAAAAGTCTCGTGACACAAACAGAAAAAGATTACATCAATATGGCGTTGGATGTGGGTGTTTATTTTGGTGACAGAAAAGAATATGGCCGGCATCATACCATTTGCACATGGCAGAGCTTGAATAATCTATTAAAGAACACAAAGAATGGCGTGGGTGATTGCACCATCCAGGAATTTTTAGAAGATGTGGTATGCGTTATAGTAGACGAAGTACACATGGCCAAAGCAGATGCACTGAAAACTCTATTAACAGGTGTAATGGCGCAAGTGCCAATTCGGTGGGGACTCACAGGAACCATTCCAAAAGAGCTGTTCGAAAGCCAGAGCCTGTTGGTGAGCCTGGGTCCTGTGATATCTAGACTGGCTGCCAGTGAATTACAGGATCGCGGTGTGCTGGCACAGTGCCATGTGAATGTGGTACAGCTGGTAGACATACGCGAGCACAAGACTTATCAAGAAGAACTGAAATATCTACTAGAAGAACCCGGTAGGCTAGACGCTATCGCGCAACTGGTGCTGCAAGTGAATGAAACAGGCAATACGCTAGTGCTAGTAGATCGTGTGGCTGCAGGGCATGAACTGGTCTCAAGACTGGGCGATCGTGCTGTGTTTGTGTCAGGCGCAACCAAGGCCCGAGCCCGGCAGGACGAATATGATGAAGTGGCCATCAGTACAGACAAGATCATCGTGGCCACATACGGTGTGGCAGCAGTGGGTATCAACATACCAAGAATCTTTAACTTGGTAATGATCGAACCTGGCAAGAGTTTTACACGAGTGATACAATCAATCGGGCGCGGTATCAGAAAGGCCGAAGACAAAGATCATGTGCAGATATGGGATATCACCTCAACATGCAAGTTTAGCAAACGCCACTTGACCAAACGCAAGGTGTTTTACAATGAAGCCAACTATCCTTACACTCAGGAGAAATTGGCATGGCAATAGGTCGCATTCTTCACAACTATAATATACAATAAACTCATGCGTATCCTTACATTAGACAACCGACCCTACGATCTCGACCATTTGCCTGAAGAGGTAGATGACATGAGATTCGCCATACTAGACAACTCAGATCCGGCCAACCCAGACTATCACTATATTCCGCTAATCTTTTTGGAAAGTTTTAATACACCTGCATTGGTATTACAGATAGGTGATTTCAAGATCAAGATGCCCGTGGATTGGCAGATCCTGATTGGTGAACCTGAAGTAGGCGATCTAGAAATGCTGCCACTCACCAGTGTAAATGATCGTGGGTTCAAAGTATTCCAATTCAATCCACTCAGCAGTTTCCGACCCAGTTTTCCCAGCTTGGAGATTGTGGATGTATACCAAGAAGTAGCGTGGTATGCACCCAAGCTAAAGAATGGACAGATGCTGTGTGTGCCCATCAATGATGCAGAGCAACCTGACTGTGTGTATTTCGTCAAAGACATCAGCAGAAACTGCGAGATAGTGGATTACAATCGAGCCTGGTGATGGGACAGTTGAAGCCTTCTGCCACACTGATTTACGAGCGTGATGGCGATACTGTGTATGCTCGCGAGGCAGGAGCAGATCCTGCCACACGAACAGAAGTGGGGCATGAGTATGATTGCAGAACCAGTGACGGCAGACCGTTGTGGGAACAAATAAAAGAAGCCAAGTTGTGGGGTGACATTCACCGAGCGGCCCGTACCAATCCTGCTTTACAAGATGCACTGGACCGTGCTATAATGGTGTATCACCTAACTCGAATCAAATGAGCGACAAACTAAACATTGGCAATGAGATGCGAGAACTGGACGCAAAGAACCGTGACTTCTATGATGAACTCACGCCGGAAGAACGCCGGAAGTTCTCCACCTTCCTCATGGTGCGTTGGGGATCAGCAGTGGACGGCAGCAGAGAGATACAGGAATACTATGTGCAGAGCACAAATCATTATCTAAACAAGCACTTCTTTAGCATGCATCGGCATCCCAAACTGCAATGGCTCATGGCCACAGCGGTGAGCCCGGGCATGGGATCAATGCGGCACAACTGGATTGCACCCAAGAAGAAAGAAGCAGGTGCGTCGGCCTTAAGGAAACAACTGCGTGAGTTATATCCACATTTTAAAGATGATGAGATCGATCTTATGGCTGCGCTCACAGACCGAAAAGAAATAGCTCAATTGCAACGGGCCCATGGCAACGACTAGCGACTTCACCTGTAAGTATTGCGACCGATCATTCAGCCGGGAAACCACTCTGAGTGTGCATGTTTGCGAACAGAAGAAACGCTGGCAAGAGCAAAGCGAGCGTGGCGTACAGTTGGGCCTGCAGGGCTATCTAAAGTTCTACGAATACACACAAGGTTCAGCAAAACTAAAAGCCTGGGATGACTTTGTGACATCACCTTACTATCGTGCATTTGTGAAATGGGGTAGGTATTGTGTGAGTGTGCGGGTGATCCAACCAGAACGATTCATTGAATGGTTGCTGAAAGGCAATCGAAAGATTGACAACTGGTGCAGTGATCGGCTATACACAGAGTATCTTGTGACTCATGTGCAGAAAGAAACTGTAAATGATGCGCTGGCACGAGCAATCGAACATGGTATTGATTGGGGTGAAAAGACTGCATCTCCAGCACATGATTGTTTGAGATATGGCAGTGTGAATGCCACATGCTATGCTGTGACCACAGGTAGGATCAGTGCTTGGGTGATCTACAATTCGGAATCCGGGCAGAAGTTCCTATCAGAACTCAACGCAGAGCAAGTGGCCATGATATGGCCTTACATTGATTCAGACATATGGCAGAAGAAGTTTGCAGATTATCCTGCGGATCAGGAATACGCAAAAGAGATTTTAACACGGGCAGGATGGTAACATGATAAAGAATGTGTATGGTAGTGGACGATATCTAACCACTTACAGCAACAATGCCAGTAACTATGTGAGCAACTTCAGCGGGGCACAAGGGCTGGGAGATCTACGATTCAACACAGTGCATCAATGCCTGGAAGTGTACAACGGCTCAATGTGGCAACCTCTAAGCATGAGTGATGTCAGTGTGAGTCTAACAGGGGATGCTGTGGAGGCCATTGACTGGGTGAATCAAAAGCGCAAAGAAGAACATGATATTCAAGTATTAGCTGAGAAGTATCCTGCTGTGGCCGATCAGTTGGCAGCAGTGCGTGAGGCTGAAGAGAAACTGCGTATGATAGCAGCCTTGGTCACTGTATGAGCGCAGATATCGACATTGATGTGCCCAATAGGGATGCTGTGTTGAACTTGATCCAGCATACTGCTGCACGGCAAAGCAACGGAAGAAAGCACAACTCCGGCATCTATGTTACTGACATCCCGTGTGATCCTACCACAGGAACTAGTGCATTGGATTATGAAACAGCCGAAGCCCGTGGCTACTTCAAGATAGACTTGCTGAATATGAGTGTGTACAGTCTAGTACAGGATCCTGCACACTATGAAGCAATGTTGGCAGCAGAACCACCTTGGTCAAGATTGTGGACTGATCCTGAATGGGTCAAGCAACTGGTGCATATCGGCAACTACACTGAATTGTTACGGACAATGAAGCCAGATTCAATTCCAAGGATGGCTGCGTTTATCTCAGTAATCCGTCCAGGCAAAGCACACTTACAGAATCAGCCTTGGCCCCAGGTGTTTGAGTCAGTGTGGGATAGTGATCTCAGCAGAGGCTACACATTTAAGAAAGCTCATGC